ATAGTGTTTGGTCGGCTGTTTCGCCGTATACAAATTCTGCAAGATATTTAACAGGTCCAACTTCTGCTTCTAGTTTTCTGTATTCTGCTTCTAGTTTGTATTTTTCTTCAGACAGTGTAGCAATTTCAGCTTCCGCTGTTTGTATTTTTTCTTCTTCAACCGCGATGTCAGCATCGGTTGTTGTTTTGTCTTCTGTTCCTAGTTGCTCTCTAAGACGATTGATCAATTCGTTTGATTGTGCAATTTGTTCTTCGGCAACAGTTCTCAAACGTTGTATCTCTGTCCTGGCAGCATCTATGACAGGAGATGTTAACTTACTGCGCTCACTTGCAATCAATTCAACTAGGCGTTGTTTTTCGGTGGTTTGTGCAACACGGAACGATTCGATTGCACTGCTTGTTGCTGGGCCTAACGAACCATCTGCCTTTACACCCACCAACGCTTGCAACTCTTTGATGCTGTTGCTTGCAATATACTGTTCAATTTTTTGTAAGTTATTGTTTACTGTGAACAGTTGATCTTCGTAAATCAAAAGACTGCCGGCTAAACGTTGCTCTTCTTTGCGAATAATTTCGTTTTGTTCGTCAATTGCAGGTTGAACACGAGTATATGCACTGTCAATACGCTGTTGTTCTTTGTCAATTTGTGCTTGTAATTCAGTGTCGTTATTCTTGCCTGCTGTTTCTAACTTTGCAATTTCCAGTTCTGCTCGGTCAACAATACGTTGTTGTTTGGCTATTTCAGAATCGATAAGTTCAATACGAGCAATGCCTTCTGTGGCAGCAGCAGTTTGTTCAATGTGTGCTTTTGATAAAAATCCAAAGATGCCCATGCTGGTAATAAACATCAGAACTACAGTTGCTATTGCCAAATAAGTCTTTAGCCACCAACGTGCTTGATTCCAGTATTTGTGTAGCCAAACTGCGGTAACCAACTTGCCCAACTCTAGTACACTGCCCATGACTATAATAGGCAATGCAGCGGCAGCAAAGATTGCAACAAGGCCGGATACGCTGTAGTAAATTGCCACAGCAGAAATAGACAGTGCCGTGACTAAAACTAACCAACCTAAAAACATATTTTAATTATTCCTTGTTTAGTTTCTGCGCATCTGCGCAATATCTACAGCGTCATCTTTTTTATCTGCAAAGATAGGAACCATGTTGCTTTTGTGCATTGTTGCGACGCCAAGTAGTGTGCGTTCGCCGCTGTAAACCATACGCTCCTTTGCTGGACCGTGTCCTGCAACACGATCGCTTGTAACACGCGGACCTGTATTGTAATCCGGTATATTATTTACACTCTTACGTTTACCATTAACGTATAGTTTTTCTTGAAGCTGAGTTGAGCTTACTCCACGTGACTTGAGCCACGCTTCGTGTTCTTCTTGTGCTTTCTGGAGACGTTTGCTGTTGTTTGTTTTTTTCTTACGATTGTACTTTGTAGTAGTCATGTAAGGGCCGACCAAGTGCATACTCATAGAAACGCTCCGTTGTTGCTTTTAACTTAATTTAACAACAACAGAGCGATATGTCAATCTTTATTTTATTAATTCGGGCCAATCAGCAGCAACACTCAATGCTTCTACGGATTCATCCAATTTTGGAAATAGATTTATACCTGTTATTTCCTCTACCTTATCAACTGACACGGCATGTAGTGGCAAATCCTTTACTGGAATTGCTTGATTAGGGAATACAAATCCAATTGCTGTATTGTTGGTTGCGTTGTAAACAACTTTCCAAATATGCTGAGGAACTCCAACATTTCCTGGGCCAATGGTTAAGTATCCATCTTGATATATTGTGCCACTTATAACATAGATGTCGTTGTTCAATGCTGTGTTTCTTACGCCTAATTCGAGTATACGCCAGATACCTCTGTTGTTGTTTGGTGTTTGCGGAATCATATTGCTCAAGAAGAAACTTTCACTCATTTGTTCTTGGCTGGCTCTATTGTTTGCTGCCGGGGCTAGGTGTCCGCGATCATATGGCTCACCGCTATAATCTTCAAGTGTAGCTTCTTTGCTGTCATCTATTAAATCGTCAGGTCTAAAGTCATCCTTGCGAATAGCTGTACCTGTAATGTCCATTTGGTCTAAACGCTCAACAACATATTCTGCTGTTTTTGTATCGTAACGATAATGAATAGCATAGTTACTGTGACATACGTATTGTGTGTTTTCTGTAATCGAACTCACAGGCGCACCATGAATAGTATGCTGCGGACAGTTATCGTCAATGGGGTTTGCAAATGCTGCAAATGGAAATAGTACTAATAGATACAGTGATTTCATCTTTTCTCTCTTTATATTTGTTTACATTACAACATTGCGTTTGGGCGATCCCCAAACATCTCGTGCATTAACACGAATGAATCTTTTGTTGGTCTGAGCTTTGTTAGGATTTTCCATTGTTAATACCACGTTTAATCCTTTAGCCCATGCAGCACGTTGGTTAACTATACGTTGTCCACTGCTCATGTAATCCTTGCGCATTGCGTGTTTTGTGCTTCTACTAACGTTGCTGTGAACGCCTTGACTGATAAAGCCTTTTGACTTTCCGCCTTTTTTACCCATTTACTTTCTCCTTTTGCAATGCCCTCATTGTATTTATTATCTACGCATATATGTTTATTGAAAACAATAAAAAAGGGCCCAAAGGCCCTTTTTTCTACTTAATTTTACTGTATTCAGTAATTAGAAGCTAAAGCTCACGCCAAGTGCCGGAGTAGTTTCTTCGGCATCTAGATTGTAACCAACTTCAGCAAATGCACTTAGGCTGTTTTTGGTATAAACAACACCAGCACCGATGTTCTGTGCCATGTCATCTGCATCGCCGTTAACAAACGCAGAAATACCAAGTGCGTCCATTCCGCTGTAAGTACCAATTGCTTCATATGCAAATGCGTCGGCATAGGTAACAGCTACATTAGCATAAAGTGCTTCGCTAACATCGACTCCAGTTGCTACTGCAACAATGGTGTCTTCAGTGTCTAGGTTATAGTCAAATGCTGCATTTACATCAATCTTGCCGTAGTCATTGCTGTAAGCAAGCTGAACGTTTTCAACTTCACCTACGTTAGCACTGATGTCAGTTAGACCAACAAGAACATCAAATGCGCCATGGCCAACAATCACGCTCTCGTGATCATCTGCTGGATCAGCAAGGGTATCGCCGCCAACAACTTCTAGACCGCCAAAGCTGAACAAATCGCCTTGGTCGCCGAAGCTAACGCTAGTACCGCCAAACGCTACACCAACGTGCCAACTATCAACAACTAGGTCGCCGTTGTCTGCTTCTACACCAACAGCACCAAACGCAGTAGCACCTTCGGCCTTGTGACCAAAACTCAGTTCAACCGTTGGAGTTGCAACAAAATCACCTGCAAGGTTTTTGGTAAAGTCAGCACCAACTGAACCGCTAACATCGGCAGCAAAAGCAGCGCCAGCAAATGCAACGGCTGCAACAGTAGTAAGTAGTAGTTTCATAAAGTTTTTCCCTTTGTTATTACAATGGCAAATTTCTTGCTCATTCGTATATTAGTTATAACAGATATTCTGCAATATGCAACTAGTTTGAACACATATATAGGGTTTTTTAAAAATGCTTTTTTTAGATTGTGTTCAATATGCAACAGTTAAACTAGCGGATTTAAAATACCGTGTCGTTTTATAAGTGGATCAATTGCAGCTTTTGCTTGTCCTAGGTCCCACTTGAAAGTTTTCTGTGCTTCTGCATACATAGCATCAACAGTATTGTGACGCTTGATAATTCTATAAAGTATCTTGTCGATTTCAATCCAGTTCATCTGCCATTCCGTGATTTACATCAGCATGACCTTGCTCGTCTGCTCTTACAGCAATTACTACGTCTCGTAAAGTTGCAGTAGATGGCAGTTTATAATAGTCGATAGCTATCTGTGGTGCAGCGATGTTTTCAGTTCTACCGGCATCAATTTCTTCCAAGTAATGTGTATAACTTATCACTGCTTGGTCTTCAAAGTATCCTACCATACGATGTGCGGTAGTTGGAAAGAAAACATATAGAACAAAGTAAAAGTGCCAAAAAACAAACTGTGCTAATAGTATCAACAATCTTTCAAACCAGTTAGGTTGAGCAATCTCGACAAAAATCATAAGATGCATACGCTCGTTTTCGGCTTCGTCTAACAGTGTTTTGATCCATCCACGTTCATCTGGAGCCATGTTACGTAGGCTACGTAGATGTTGCCACATGCCTGCTACCATGCCAGGAACACCTGCTACAGTTTCCAACACCACTGCTCTGTGTCCATATCGTTTTGCAAAGAAAGTATCCGCAAACCAGCGAAAAGTCATTGTAAGAAAGTAGGCAACTCTATCGCTGAAGTCCTTGGGTGTTCTCATCAACTTCCCCAACCTGCAAAGTCACGGTCGTCCACAGGCAATGGTGTATTGCTATTTTTATTCATGTTCGCCGCCGTTCATACGACCATTATAACCATCCAAGCGATATGTATCGCTACGACGATTGCCTTCATTGAAAACTAAAAAGGTAATAAACACACCAGCTACAAACAATCCGTGTAGTGCAGCACTGATACCGAAAGCAAGATAGCTGCCCAACATTAGAGCAAAGATAGCTGACCATACAAATGCCAGCACTTGAAACAGCATGTGTGCTACCATTGGATCAAAGTTTTTTAGTGGCGAGTGTTCAATAGTCATAATGGTTTGATATACTTCTTTGGGCATTCTTAGCAAAAACAAAACAGTATTTGCCATGCCCGGGCTTGATTTACGTGTGTTCATTGTACGATCCTTTTGTGTCTCTGTATATAATATATAGTGCAAGAGTAGCTCAAAGTCAACCTACTCCAGTGCGTTAAATTGTAGCAGTAAGTCTTACAGTTTCAGAGTGGTGCGTTTTGTATTTCCACTATTAGTACCCTTAACTCGTTCTTGTTTGTAAGACGAGCAGATTCCCAGCTGGCATAACTATGTTACACCTTTTTACCGTCTGTAAGTACAACTTTTCTGTTGCTAGGCAGTACCCGCCTCTGCAACCTAATGACTTAGGCTACGTGATGTAAGTGCAACCTTTCTGTTACTAGGTAAGTTGCCAACCCTCGCAGTTCTTAGGCTGCTAGTGCCATCTCTGGCGCTGCGTTTACATTTGCAGTTGTCATTTTCTTCGCGGTAACGGCGCTTAGATCCCGGTAACTAAACTTTGTAATCAGCATACATCGATCCCATTTCACCCCCATCAAAGATACACTTTCCACCTCGCCTAATCCTGCAGTCCGAAACATGTTGTCCTGCTACTCAAAGTGTATCTATGGTGGAGGTGTCGGCTTCGAAGCCGAGTCTGTCCTACCTCAAACATTGTCTAAATTAACTATCAATCGTTACTTTTTTGATAGTATTCCATTTTCCTTCCTTTGTACCAACCTTCTGGTATTTTTCCTTCTGTGTATTTATTTTCTTTTGTTTTTGGATTATAAATCCAGAACTTTCCATAAACACCTGTTTTCTTTTTTAGTTTGTCTCTTGCTTCTGCTATTTGTATCCATCCTACAGGTATATTA